TATGGGATTTTAATTTAAAAGAAGAAATTATTAAAGAAGTTGTAAATAAAAATAAAGAATTAATTCAATTAGTTTGTGATGTTGATAATGTAGAAGCTTATAATATTAAAGAAATTGATATTGATGAATTAGAAGATATAGCTTACTTTGAAATGTTCTTAAACAAAAAATTCATTAATGGAATTTCTTATAAAGAGAAAAAACTTAAAAGTGGTAATAAAATAGAATATACACCAATTCATATTAGAGTATATGAAACACCTAAAAATGATATTTATTATGCTGTAAATCTTATTGTATTTCTTAAAAATAAGGATGCTATAGAACATCACTTTATAATCTGTGATTTTTAATTATTATTTAAAAATATTATTAAGAAAGGCTATTATTTTAATAGCCTTCTTTTTTTTATAAGGATGGTGAATTAAATGGCTAAAAATGACGATAAAAAGCAAGCTGAAGAGCTTAAAAAGAATACTAAAACGAGAATAGGTTTGTTTAGTCGTAACAATTTCTCCAATAAAGTAAGTAACAATCAAAAAAATATTAAAGATGATTTAAACGAACAAGACAGAAATATAAATTCAGCTTTATTTGGTGGTTATGAAAATACTATTGATCAAATTAATAATACAGAATTAGATCCTACAAAGGCTCTTGAGAAAAAATTAGAAACTATTAATAATAAATTTAAACCAATAATTGGCGGAAATCCAATGGAATTCTTAAACAGAATTGAAATGGATAATAAAACATCTAATAATAATCCTGCTGATAAAAATAAAAATAATGGAAAAAATGGAAGAATTAAAAAATTAGAAAATATGCTTAAAAATTCTAATGGTGAATTCTTTCTTGAAGAAAAGGATAGATTTTTTAAATATGAAGATTATCGTTTGATTGATTCATATATTCCAGAAGTTTCTAAGTGTTTAGATTTATTTAGAGATTGTATTTTATCACCAGATGATTTAACTAAAAGATCTTTAAATTATTATTATAATGGAGTAAGTATTGAAGGAAATGAAAATCCAGAAAATAAATTTATTAATAGTAATTTAGAATTATTAGAAAAAACTTATGATCTTAAAAAGATTATTAGAACGGATATTAGAGAAGCTTGTCAATTAGGTGATTTATTTTATTTATTAATGCCATATGAAGTAGGATTTACTAAAATATTTAAAGAAGATAATGTAAATGAATCTTTAGAACATGATTCAAATTTATATGGTGATTATATTACTGAAGATATGTTAAATCTAGATAATGATGAGGATTTTAATTCTTTATTTGATGATATGATTTATCTAAATGAAACATCTAATAGAGCTAAAGAAAAGAAAGAAAATATTGAAAGAGCTAAAAAAGATATTTTAGACTCTATTAATAATAATATTAAATTCTATAAAGATCCAACAGATATTCTTTCTGAGAAGAAACAAGAACAACAAAAATCAAAAGATATGAAAGGTATTAATATTAACGGTAGTATATTTAAAAAATTACCTCCTGAAAATATTATAGTACTAGAAATTGATGATCAAATACTTGGTTATATTTATATTGAAAAGAATAATATAAATCTACAACATGATAAACAAGGTTCTAGAAATAATAACCCTAATTCATTAAGATCTGGTAATACTGGTTCTTCTATCAATACTTCTGATAGTTTAGGTTATGGTTCTAATGATGTATTTAATTCTAGATATGATTATCTTAATAGAGACCAGACACAAATTAAATCTAAATATGCTTTAATATCTCAGATTTTTATTAAAGGTATTTCAAAGAAAATTAATAAAGACTTTTTAGTAAGAAATCAGGAGTTTAAAGATTTAATATATACTTTGGTACATGAAGAATATATTACTAAAAAAGAAGTTAAAATGACGTTTATTGAACCTCAATATATACATCATCTTAAATTAAGCAGTACTGATATTTATGGTGTAAGTAAAATTAGTAAGAGTGTATTTTTCTGTAAGATTTATTTAAGTCATTTATTAACTAATTTAATGCAAAAAATTATAAGAGGTCGTGATAAACGAGCGTTCTATATAGAAACTGGTTTAGATGACGACATGGAAGGTGCAATTCAAGGATTTATTAGAGATATTAAATCTAAAGAACTTACTTCAGGTCATTTAAAGAATATTACAACTATTTTAAATAGTGTTGGTAGTTTTGAAGATTACTATATTCCTACTATTGATGGACAGAGATCAGTTGAGATTAACATATCAGTCTCCTTATTATCGAAAGATAATTTGTAAAATTTCGTGAACTGCTGGGAATTCCTTAGAGCTTTATAGGCTGAAACGGAATAAGTGATTATAGACGGTATAGCTTAAGAACTATAAAGATTGGATAATCAGCAACTAAGAATTCTTTTTTTTTTATATTATTGAAAAGGATAAGAATAAAATGAGTGCTAAAAGAAAAACACATGAAGAGTTTATTAAAGAAGTTAAAGAATTAGTAAATGAAGAATATACAGTATTAGAAAAGTATAAGTCTTCTTCAATTAAAATAAAGATAAGACACAATACTTGTAATAATATTTATGAAGTAACTCCTAATAAATTTTTACAAGGTAGAAGATGTCCTTATTGTAAATCAAAAGCTATAAGTAAATCATTAATAAGAACTCAAAAAGAGTTTGAAGATATTATTAATAATAAATTTAATGGTGAATATACAGTATTAGGTAATTATATAAATAATAGTGTTAAATTAGAAATAAAACATAATAAGTGTAAGAATACTTGGATGGTTTCACCTACTAATATTTTAAATAATAGAAGTACTTGTCCTTATTGTTCTGGAAAACATAAATATACAACTAAAGAATATTATAATAAAATTAAAAATGATACTAATGGTGAATATATTTTAATTAGTGATTATATTAATAATAAAACTAAAGTTAAAATAAAACATACAGTATGTAATAATACATATGAAGTAAAACCATATCATTTCAATAATGGAACAAGATGTCCTTATTGTTCTAATCATAATACATTAACTTTAGAAAATATTAAAGATATAATTGAAAATAATTTTAATTATACAGTTTTACCAGATACTAATTATACAGGATATAAAGACAAATGTTTACATTTAAAGCATAATTTATGTAATAATGATTTTATGATAGATTATGATCATTTTAAACAAGGAACAAGATGTCCTAAATGTAATATGTCTTCAGGTGAAGAAATAATTTATAATTATTTAAAAGAAAATAATTTAGAATTTATTAGAGAATATACTTTTAATGATTTATACGATAAAGATATTAATAAACCTTTAAGATTTGATTTTAGAGTTAACTTAAATAATGATTATATTTTAATTGAATTTGATGGAAAACAACATTTTGAAAAATGTTGGTATGACACTGATGAAGATTTAAAACATAGACAATATTTAGATGAAAAGAAAAATAATTATTGTATTAAGCATAATATTCATTTACTTAGAATATCTTATAAAGAAATAAATAATATAGATAATATATTAAAAGAAGAATTAAAGCTCAACGACTAAGTGATTATAAGTATAATCCAGTGCGAAACACCTAAGTCTTTTTATTTAAGATATGGTGAAGATATAGTCTGAACTTAAGTGTAATGCTTAAGCAGTTTTAAGAAAGGTAAATTGTTAAATGAGAAAAACACAAGAACAATTTGAAGATGAAATTAATAATAAATTTAATGGTGAATATACAGTATTAGGTAAATATATTAATAATGGAACTAAGATTAAAATAAGACATAATAAATGTAATAATATTTGGGAGGTAACGCCTACTAATATTTTAAATAATAGAAGTACTTGTCCTTATTGTTGTAAGAATCCTAGATATACTACAGAAATGTTTAAAAATAAGATTAAAGAATTAACTAATGATGAATATAAATTACAATCAGAATATATTAATACAAAAACTAATATTACTTTAATTCATAAAAAATGTGGAAATAAATTTGAATTAAAACCAAATGATTTTATTTCTAATGGACAACGTTGTCCTATATGTACAAAAGAAAAACAATATTCAGCTAAAAGAAAGACTAATGAAATTTTTTTAAAAGAAGTCTTTAATTTAGTTGGTGATGAATATACTTTCTTAGAAAAGTATATTAATAATTCTACTAAAATAAAAGTAAGACATAATAAATGTAATAATGAATATAGTGTTACACCTATTAAGTTTTTAAGTGGTAGAAGATGTCCTTATTGTAAGAAATCTTTTGGAGAATTAAAGATTAAATCATTATTAGAAAATATGAATATTAATTTTATTCAAGAATATAGATTCGATGATTGTAAATATGAAAGAACTTTACCATTTGATTTTTATTTACCAGATAAAAATATTTGTATAGAATATGATGGAGAATTTCATTATTCAGTTCAATATTATAAAGATGATTTAATTAAACAACAAAAACGTGATAATATTAAGAATGAATACTGCAAAAATCATAATATTAAATTAATTAGAATATCTTATAAAGATAAAAATAATATTGAATCTATTCTTAAAACGTATTTGAATTAACGACTCAAATAGAACATAATGTGATACTGTTCCAGGTATGGATGTAGAAATGGAAAATGAATTTACTCAAATGTTATTAAAATCAATTATCACAGGGATGAACGTACCATACAATTATATCGATTCAACTCAGGAAATTGATTTTGCTAGGTCTTTAACAATGACTAATAATCCTTTTGTAAGAGCTATTATTAATGACCAAGAAGAATTTGGTAATTTTTATAGTAAGATTATTAGAGAATTATATAAAAATGAATTTGTTAAAGAAACTGGTGGTAAAAAGAAAAGAGTTAGTAGAAAAACTAAGAATGCTTATTTAAATATAGCTATTGATAATCTAGAACTTAGATTTCCTACTCCTATTTATCTTGTATTAGGTAATATGAATGAACAAATTCAGAATGCACAACAAACTGCTGAATTTATTACTACTACATATTATCCTGACGATCCTACAGGACAATCTATTGATGCATATCAAAATGAAGTCAATAAGGCTAATTTTAGAAAAGAATTATATAAAAAGCATTTACTTCCTTCATTGGAATGGGATTCTTTTGATGAAATTTATAAAAAAGTTAGTCAAAATGCTATTGAAAATGCTATTACTGGTACAATTAATTTTGCTCCAGAAGCTAAAAAGAAGAATGAGCTTGATATGTTAGAAGAAGATGAATTTTAATATAAAACCCTAAAGGCTAAAAAGCCTTTAGGGAAATTTTTTATTTTATAATTAAGTACCAGAACTACTATTTGAATTAGTACCACTAGTTGCTTTCTGTGCAGGAGCAAGTAACTCTGTACCAGAAAGGTCAATACTAATACCAGCATTTTCTTTATCCCAACCACCAGTAGCAAATGTAGCAAGGTTCTTTTCGCTAGCATCAGAATAAACACCATTATTCTGAGGATCAAAGTCTGCAACTGTAAGAATAGGATATGGCTTAGCATAGATAGTATTGTTACCAGTATTATCAGCATCACTAAGTACATTATAAGCATAGTTATCTACTTCAGGACCTAAATGTAAGTCACCAACAAAGTTAATATCAATTTCAGGTGAATCATGAGTACCTTGTGAATAGTTGAAGTGACCAAGAGGTAATGAAGTTGGCATTACTGCAGTATAATAAGCAGCAAATTCAATGTTATTCATTGTAACGTTGTTAGCATCAGGACGTGTTACGATATATAGTAATTCACCAGTATGGTTTTTAGCACCATATGTACAACCAAATGCTCTAGGATATACAGCAATATCAGTCTCAGGATCACGAATACCAGTAATCCAGAATTGATACATATTCTTAATTGGGTTACCAGAGAATTCTTGATGCTTTAATGAGAAGTTAGTATTTGCTTTTTGAATTGATGTAGCATATTCATAAGCATTACCATTAAAAGTATGTGTATACTGAGCTGTTTGTAAATCCATATTAGCAAGACCATCAAAAGACTTAAAGTTCTTTTGTGTCATATCAGCAAAGTTTTCATATGTCTTTTCAACCCAGAATGGTAACTTAGTCCAAATAATAAATGCATAACCTGTTACTAAAGGGTCAAAATCCAATGTTTGTGTGTTCATTTTGCCAGTAAACCAGCTACCCTGAACTCTTTTTTGGTCCATATCAAACACGTTTATATTTTTGCCAGGTATTAACATATTTAATTAACTCCTTTCATAAATTAATTTAAATGAGGAGTTAATATAAATTTAACTCCTCATATATATGTTAAATTGAAGCAGGACAATCAATATTAATTACGATTCTTTCAATTACACCAGTGAATTGAAGTGTAACGTCTACACGAACAATCTTTTGGATAATATCATAATCAGAAGCATAAACATCAGCTGTTGCAACAGTGCAAGCACCATTGTTAATCCAGTTAGTTAAGTAACTATTAATTTCAGCAGCCATTGCACTTCTTGTTTCAGAAGTATTAAATTCAAATTGATATGTCTTAGCAATTTTTTCAACATTTCTCTTAACTTTTAACATTACGAGCATGTTGTTAATCTGTCCTAAAGGACCAGTTGTATAGTTTGTATTCTGAGCACCTATTCTAATAGTAGTAATATCCTTTTCAAGATAGTTTACCTTATTAGTATAGAGCTTTTCTTTTTGTTCTTCATTTGGATACCAGTCATTAGAAATAAATCCACCAACTACACCACGTCTAGAACCAGCCATAGGCATATGTCTACCATAGTTATCAATATGCTTACCAAGTAAATCAGCAAGAATATAGGTAGAAGTTAAATTAATATTCTTAGATGTATATTCATCATACCAAACCTGAGATTGAGAAATAATAGACATGAAGTAAGTAGAATTTGTAAATCCTGTCTTCCAGTCTAAGCAATCTTGGATAGTATTCTGAACTTTAGTATCAGCCCAATAGAAGAAGTCTTGTCTTTCATCTCTAGCTAATGTGATGATTGCATTCTTAACTGCATCTTCATAGTTAGCATCAAGTATATGGTCAAATTCATATAAGTCCTTATTAAGTACATCTTCATTCCATGTACCCTTATAAGCCTTAATACGAACATCATTAATCTTATTCTTACGAAGTTTTAATGCAGCACTTGTACTATTATCATAAGTGAAGCAACCGTCAGAACCTTCAGCAAATCCTAAAGGAGCATTAATATCAGTTACAAGGTTATCATAGCAAAGTGTATTTAATGATACAAGAACCTTATCCTGTTTTTCAATATTAGACTTTACAATATTCTTATTTTCCTTTGCAATAGAGATACTATTAATAATATCTTGAGCACAATAGTATGGATACTGTAATACAGGTGATTCTTGTGCTGTAGAAGAATCTAAAGGTAATGAATTTTCATTAAGTGAAACTTCTAAAGCATTATTAATTAAATTAGTAACTTCAGTCTGTGTTAAATCTTCATTATCTTCACTATTATAATATTCCCAAAGAGTATTTACAGAATATGAAGAACCATTATATTTAATAACAGTATTAGCTACATCAATTGTACCAATTAAAGTATTAATAATTTCTGTAATATACTTTTCATTAATAAATGCAGTGATAATATTATGAACATCAGATAATTGACTTAAGCTTTCAGAAAGAATTTGATAAATTGTTTCATACTTTGTTTGTGTTAAACCATCTACAGTATAGCCATTCTTAATATCATCATACATATCAATTAATGCTTGACCACCATAAATCGGTGTTCTACTTTCACCATAATGGTTTTGTCCAGTAATATTAATTAATATCTTTTCAAGAATTGGTAATATACCTCTATAAACGGTATCATCATTAGTTTTACCATAATTACTAATATTATATGTAATACCTAATGGGTCAATTTCTGTTTCATTTGTAGCACTTTCAGAGAAATAATAAGCATAAGGTTCATCATTAGAAGCTTTATATAAAACTTCAAGATCTTGTACTTTATAAGTCTGATAAAGAACTGTATTAATAATATTTGTGATTAAGTAATTAGTTTCAGTTACAATAGTATCCATTGCTGTATATAATGTATCTAATGTTTCATCACCAAGAATTACAGAAGCATTATTTCTAGCTAAATCAGTACTTAAATCTAAGACAGTATTCTTATGAACATTTAATAATGTTAAATAAGTAGATCTTAAATCAAGATCATTATTAATTGTCTTCATTAAATACTTAAGTGAAGAATAGTTAGAGTAGTCAGTAATAGAACCTTGATTATTAACGATAGATTCAAAACCACCAACAAAAAGATTTAAGATAGTTGTTAATGAGTAATCAGAAGCTGAAATAGAAGTATACTTCTTAGCATTTGTAATATCATCAACAATAGTATCTTTACCCTTGCCATCTAATTCTCTAGAAATTAATGAAGCATAACTAGCTACCTTATTATAGCACTGAGATAACTTACCATTCTTTAATTTTTCAGTAAATACTTCATCAAATACAGGTACTCCTTCAACATCTTCCTTTTTAAAATAATAATTAGAAAGAAGCTTTGTAATAGATGTATAATTAATATGGTTACTGTCTATAAAATCAGTTATAATTTGGAATGAAGTTAAAGGAATATTAGCTAAAGTATATTTTTTAGTGGTACCTGGAATTTCATAGTTACCTTCAATATTAAATTGATAGTTCATATATGCACTCATAAATCTTATAAGATTAGTTAAATTAAAGAATTTAACACCACTAGAGATATACTTTTCTTTATTATCTATAAACTCTTTATAATTAGCTATTTCATCAGTATTTATAGAACTTTTTTCATTACTTACTACTAAATAATTATTAAAGTTATTATCATTAAAATGGGTATAAATTGTATTTAATAAATCATAATAATCTTTAAATGTATAATCATATCCAATTTCGTTATTATCATCAGTATAATTTAATACAATATTATAACTATAACCATCTACTGTATGTTTTGGTAGATCAGAGCTTTTTAAAGGTTCAGCATTTTCATCAGTAATATGGAATATTGTATATTTATCTTCATAAGCCCAATGAGCTATATGCTGACCGGTTTTCGGAATATATAAATATTTTTCAATCAAGGTGCTAAAAATTGTTCCAACAACAGCTTTTTTAAAAGATCCTATTGTAAGGCTAGTTCCTTTAATAGGTTGTAGTTTAGCTTCACCATTAATATTATAAACTTTTATATAATTGCCAAATTTATTTACAGTTCCATCAGAATCATAGCAAGTAAAATCAACAATTGGTATATAATTATATTTAATATCATCATCTGTATCTGAAATAAAATCATCTATATAAGTAGGATATAATGAACTATACTTACTGCTTGTTCCATCATTATTATGATAACTAAATTTATTATCTGGAAAATAGTCATTAGTATCTGTTAATCCTCTATTAAGATAATTATTGTTTGTACCATCAATATAAGCAATATTATTTACAATATATTCATAAATTGTTTTATATGTACCATCAAAATATTCTTTAGTTAAAGGCTGATAATAATGACCATTATTAATTCCTTTTGTGTCTAAATAAAGATTTTTATAAGAAGTAGTAGATGAATTAGAATTAAATATAGAATAAATTTTAGCATCATCACTAACATAATCATAATATAAATCGGCTTCAAGATAATCATCAGAAATTACAAATCCATTATTATTATAAATATCATAGTTAGCTATAAACTGGACATATTTCATAAAGTTATGATAGTAACTAATTAAATGAGTATCTGTTGCTGAAATATAGCCATCTTCGGTAATTGTACTCATCATTTGAGATGTAGAAGTATAAACTGTATCAACATTTTCATATCCAGTAACTTCACTACCTACATAATTACCATTTTTGTCTTTTAATGCTTTATTGATAATTTCTTGTGTTCTTAAGTACCAAGAATGATCTTTTGTATCATCTTTACCAACATAATTAGATTTAAATGTTGCATTATTATAAATATAATAATATCTATCAGAATCCTTTTCATTAGCATAAATTAAAGTATTAACTTTATCTGCTAATAAATAAGTATTAGGAGCAAAGTCGCTTAAAATATTACCAATAACTAAATTTAAGTTCTGTGTAATTCTATCATTTAATAACCAGTTATAGAAACCTCTCATATAATCAGTTACATATTTCTGATTATTATAAATAACTCTACGACTATTATCAGCAATATCAACAATATCTGAAGTAGTTTCATCATTATTAGAAATATTTAAAATATAATCGCCATTTGACTGTAGAGCAATACCAGTTGTAGAATATTTTCTTAAAGCAATATGAACATCTTCATCCTTACCAGTTGCAGAACTAAAGTATGTTTCACTTTCACCAGTAGAAAGAATTCTACTCTGACCAGAAAGAATATCGATTATATAAGGATCAACTTCATCATTGATTATAGTAGCAAGCTTAATATAGTTTTCAGTATTAAACTTAATCTTAATATACTCAGAATAACTATTAACGACATTTTCAATAAACATTGACTTCTGACTATTTGGATCAATAGCATCTGGATCAAAGCTTACATAATAAGGTCCGTCAATAATATCATAAGTAGAACCACTGTATTTAATAACTTCAAAAGTATAAATACGGCTTGTCATACTAGCATCATAGGAAGAATTTAAGCGAATTCTAAAACCAAGATCGTTATAATATTCACCTCTTCCTTCAGGATATGCAATAAAGATAAAGTTATCAATATAGCCATCAGTAGTAGGATAATCAGAACGATCTTCTGATAATTCACTATCTAATAAAGCTTCTGATGTATTATTAACACCAATATAAGTAACTAAAGGTCTTAAATAAACATCATTAATTTTAGTTTCATCACCATCAGCGTTGATTACTGCTTTACCATTAGTAGAATTCTTATACTGAATGTTTAAAATTGCATGAGCATAAGAAGCATCATCAGGTAATAAACGCATAATAACAGCTGAATTACCGTTAGTTAACCACTTTTCGACATTGTAACCTGCCTGACCATACTTATCAAGGTTAGGTTCACCATACTTGAATAAATATTCAGAAAGTGTATTAACTTGTTGTAATTTATTATCTACACCATGATCAAAAACGTCTGCTACAAAAAGAACTTCTCTACTTACAGATGTATCGTAGTTATAATTCTCAGTAGTAATATAAGTTTTAATCGAAGGGTGAAGATACTTTAAAGTAATTTCACTAGCCATAATTAATCACTTCGATTGTCTTAAAATATTATAAATTATAAACTATAATACCAAGCCAAGGTATCTACGATTACTAAACTAGACAATCTTTCCTTTCCTCATTATTTTTAGCTTAATTCATTTAGTAATCAATTATATTTTTCATAATATAGTTTTATAAAAAAATGTTTAGCTCATTAAAGTATATTTAGATTTATTATATAAAAAGTAAACATCCATTTATAATTTTTATATATAAAGAGGTGATTATATAATGTTTAATATCAATAGAGACAAATTTTTTAATATATTAACAGATTTAAATAAATCATGTAAATATAATGATATAAAAGACAAATATTTTATGGAAGTACCTAAATTTAATAATCTAATGAATTATATTGATTTAAATAAATATACTTTAGATTACATGCAAAATAGATTAATAGCTATAAAAAGAAAAGATGTTCCTGCTAATTATATTAAGAATTTAATACTTTGTCCTATGTATACTAAAAATAGATTAGACCCTGAAGAATGTGAAAATATTACATTTACTTTTCCAACAGAAAAAAGAAATAGTTATTTAACAGATACTAATAAGGATGAAACTAATGAATCTTATTGTGTTAAAGGTTTATTAAATCCAGGAATATTAAATGCTATTTTAGTATATATGCTAAATACTAATTTAATTTCTTATGATACTATGATTATATTTAAAATAACAGATAGTAATTCAGATGTTATTGAATATTTACAAAAGAATAGTTCACTTGATGCTTTTAATAATGAATTAATTAATATAATTAACATAAATTATACTGAAAATAAATCAGGATTTTATAATAAAGGTTTTATGGGACAAGTTTTCATAGAAGGAAATAACCCAAGTTCTGTTAATGAAATAGTTAAAAAAGCTTATGAAATTGAAAGTTTTGATTTTAAATATCATGATAATTTTGAAGTTATGCATAAATCTCTTCCAAAATTAATGGATGGTAATAGAAAATTATTAACATATTTTAATGCTAGTGTATATATTGATGATAGATTATTTATATTTAGTGATAAATCAAAAAGTATTAAATTTTCAGTTTTAGTTGAAGATACTTTCTTAGTAGAATGGAATACTATTGAGAAATTCATAAATCAGTTATATTGTATAATTAAAGGAGATGAGCTATAATGTATATGGATGAAGATTATGATTATATATTTATGGAAGGTTATTATGATGCTTTATGTGAAGATATTGAAATAAAAATTAGCGGAAATAAAAATAAAGTTAAAAAAACTAAAGAAGTAATTGAAAAATATAATCAATATAAAGAAAAAAGAAAAAAGCAAGGAAAAGAAGCTTTAGATATTGATGATTGGATTGAACAACAGAAAAAAGCTAAAGATCTTAAGCATGATATGGCAAAGGCTGGAATTAAAATTGTAGGTGCTGCTGGAACGGTTGCTGCAGCAGGTGCTGTAGCTAGTGCTTTTAAGAAAAAGGGAATTGATACAAATAGTAAAAAAGTAGATATCAATGTTGCACCTAATTTAAATACTATTAACTTAGGAAAGAAAAAATAATAAAATACCATAAGAGATTTTATCTCTTATGGTATATTTTTTAATTATAAATTTCGCATAATGCATCATAATATCCATCAATATAAGATTCATTCACCTTACCATATTTTTCACAAGCTTCTTTAGGATTATCTTTAAAATCTTTAAATATTTTTTTAGCATCATTTTTAAATTGTTTTTTAGCTTCTTCTTTAGATATTTCATTTTTAAATTTTCCATTTTCATCTTTTTCAAAACCATTAACATATCCACAATCATTAAACGCATCGTGAAGATCTTTTCCAAATTTAACAGTTTTTACAACACCAACAGTACCTGCAACAGCAGCACCACTTAATAAACCATTTTTAATCATCCAACCTTTTTTAGATAATGGTTTTTTATTTTTACTGACACATTTAGTAACGTATTTCTTATATCTTTCATCAATTTTATTTTTAGCTTTATCTTTAATTGTTATTTTTTCATTTGCTTTTTTAGATTCACATAATGCATCGTAATAACCTTCTAAATAAATATCTTCTAAATTATACATTAAAATAACCTCATTTCATTTATCCATTCATTCCAAATATACTTTTAATATTTTTCTTTCTACTATCTATTGGTTTTTTATTTCTTATATCTAATTGATTTTGTATTTCATATAATTCTGGATCTATATTGCTATTTATTATAGTTTTCATAACATCATCATTGTTATAATTAGCTATTCTTTTAAATTGTCTTTCTGTTTTATTAACTTCTTTTGGTTTTTCATCATTAACAGGAGTATCCGAAGTATTCTTAAAGAATTTATTTCTATTATTACTATATAATAGTACATAAAGACCTATTAAGTAACTCATAGTCAAGTCATCATGTTCTCCTTGCATATGATCAATTTTTCCAGTTCTAGTTCTTATTAATTTTCTTATTTCATTAAATAATTCTTGATTGTTAACTAATTCTGGTTTTGTATTAGCTATCATAAATAATATTTCCTCAGTCATAACTTTTCTTTCTTGAGTTCCTGTATTAAAACCATATTTACGAGTCTCTATACCATTACCTTTATTAGTTTTAAAAATAGAAGTCTTTTTAATCTTCTTTTGTGTGTAATCTTTATCTTCAGTAGATGTATAATAAAGATTTTTAGATATAGGAGATTTTTGTAAATATTCAATAAAAGCAGAGTTAAAGTTTCGTTCAGGTATTATAATAGCGTTAGGAACATATTTAGTAACAAATTCTATTACTAAATTACCAAATTCTAATACTGAGATATTATTATTCTTAAATTTCATAACTTGTTTAAGAGTTATTGGATCGATCAATGAAAATGCTGAATAGTCTCTACCTAAACCACCACCAATATCTATAGAAAGACACCAGTTTTTATACATTAGGTTATTAAATGGTTCTAATACATCTATTTTATAATTATTAATATAAATAGTTTGTAAATTTTCATTTTTAACATATTTAGACATTTCATCTAATTGTTCTTCAGTAAATATTGACATATTAGAAGCATAAGTCCACTCAATAAGAATTTCTCTTTTAACTTTAGCCATATCACCTTCAAGTGCTCTTATTTGTGCTTTAAGCCATTTTTCATCTTTTCCTAATTCAGTATGATGATATTCAATAAATGTATAACCATTTCCAGAATTTTTATCGAGATAATCTTCTATTTGTTTATCATCCCAATCATACCAACTATAATCAAATTTTGCAGCTTTTTGAATCATTTCATAGCAGAATTTGCCCTCTGGAACATCGAGGTTGTTCGGAGTTGTAGTGATAGTTATTCCAAAAGGCTGATGAGCTTTTGCAGCTGCATCAGATGCTTTAGTAAGAGCAGGACGTGCGCTCATGTACATAATTTTATTCATATTTAGAAATGCAAATTCGTCACACCATAGTATAGGAATGTTAAGACCCCTTCCCAGCTTCAATAGTTCTTAACATAAAATATCGGTTTTTATAATTAAAAATAATTTGCATTTTATTGTTGGTAATTATAATATTATATAAAATCTTTTAAATATTCTTCAAGAATATTTTCTATATTATTAAAATCTTTATAAGTTATTCTTAATAATTCATAATTATGATCTTTACAATAATCATTCTTAAGTTTATCTCTATTTTGTTGATCTTTTAAATCATTATAATACCAATTCTCAAAATGTTGAATACCATCAAATTCTATTAATAGAATATCTCCATTATCATAATCTAATTTAAAATCAAATTTTAGGGGATGATTTTTAGATTTATAATAAAGATCTTTAAATGAATATTGAGTTTTATATTCAATATTATTTTTATCTAACCATTTCTTTATTTTTTCTTCACCTTTATAATTTCTACAATTAGGGCATCTTTGACCGTTTAAAAAATGTGTAGGAGACATTTCAAATGTATTATTACATTTATTATGTAACATTTTAATTTTAGTGTTATAATTCTTATAGTCTTCTATAACACTATATTCAGATCCAACTAATTCAAATACCCTTGACTTAAATTCGTCATTAGTTAATTTTTGTTTATCAATATTACATTTAGGACATTTAGTTCCTAATAAGAAATTTGATGGAGATACTAAATACTCATTATTACATTTATTATGCTTAATTTTAATTTTAGTTGAATTATTAATATATTCACCTAATACTGTATATTCATCACCATACATTTGTTTAACTTCAAATTTAAAAACATCAGTAGTTCTTTTATTATTCTTTCCACAATAAATACATTTGTTTTTCTTTTTAATAAAATTAGCAGGAGTTATTTCAAATGTATTATTACATTTATTATGCTTAATTTTAATCTTAGTTGAGTTATTAATATATTCACCTATAACAGTGTATTCATTACCAACTATTTCAAATACTCTTAACTTAAATTCATCAGTAGTTAATTTTCTATAAGGATTACAGTAAGGACATTTTTTATATCCATTTAATATATTAATAGCTGAACATTCAAATGTATTATTACATTTATTATGCTTAAATAATAATTTAGATTTATTATTAATATAATTACCACCTATTACTTCAAATTCACCATTTTTAAAATTCTTAAATTGTTCTTGAACTTCTTCAAAACTCTTTTGTTTTTTACCATTACAATAAGGACATTTTGTAGGTTTATCTTTTAATATATTATAAGCGATTACTGTATATTCATTATTACATAATAAGTGTTTCATTTTAATTATTGATCTAGTATTTTTAAATTCATTAGATAAAACTTCATATTGATCTCCAAGATTGGTATTTACAAATTCTTTAAATTCATTAATATTCATAATTATTTTACCTCACATTTTAATATATACAAATTGGTTGTTATATATTAAATTTTTTAATATCTAGACTATATCTTCAAGTTTATAAAATAAACTTGCTCTCCGTTTGGGTGATATTATTAATACCATATAAACTAATGAGGTATTTAGTTTATTCCTACTCTACTCTCTTCTTCAATTATTCTTTAAGAATAATTTATAATTTCGATAGTCGTTGAACGTTTATTCTAAGAAGTATTAGAATACTTCGCTGCTGATTGTCTAAAACTAATAATTTTTAAACATTCACGTTTAGAATTGCTTCTTACGTTGTAGTTTATTAGTTGATAAAGAGTTTCCAGCAATTAGAAGAGTTTATTATAGTGCGAACAAGCTTTTGGAAGAGTAAAATTTTATCCGCACTCTTTTCATCTTTAGGAGATGATAAAGCTTTAATAGTATTATTATTTTCTGCTAATCTAAGCATATTAATATTATCAGTATCATTTTTTAAATTCATATGACTTTTAAGATATGGAGGTAACACTTCAATAACATCCATAATACGTTTTAAATTTTCTTGTGAGTCTTGTAATTGTTTATTACTAAATATTATAGTATAATTTTTAGCTTGATATAAATAAATCCATGAATACCATACAACTGAACTCCAAGTTTTAAAGTGCTGCCTGGGCAGGCATAATATAATATCTTTATTTTTTATTTGCATATAATGCATTGCCATATTGCCTAAATGTAATTCATATTTTACTGCGCCACCAGTAGAATTAATTTTTACAACTTCTCTAATATAATACCAATAATTAATCATTACTTCTTTTTGTATTCTAGCTTGCATTTCTAAAGATAAATTAGGATCGTAAGGATCAACACCTTGTAATTTAGAATCATATAGTGCTAACATAAATTTCCAATTCTTAATTTTTTTGTCTTTTAATGTTTTAGCCATTTTAATGAAACTAGTATTTTTAGTATTATAATCATAGATCATATTATATTTACTCCTTTCTTATAAAATATAATAATAGGTTGAAATAATTATATGAAAAAAAAAACTTTTTATTATAATTTTTATTTAGAAAAGAGGTAAAATATTTATGTATTATGAAGATGCTTATTTAGAAGGTTATTATGATGCCATTCTTGAAAGTGATTATGATGATTATGAAGAA